CTCCTGACACTAAGATGAAGTTAAGTTCTTATCAGACTTTTGACTTTATGATTAAGGATTATGTGCTAGACGTGTTTTCTAAGCGATATAAGATGGCTAATATCATTGTCCATCAGCAGACTCCTGCATCAGAAAAGCAAACTTACACTTACAAGGGACAGTTAATGGAAGAGAAACTAGAACCTTCTATGGAAGAACTCCACATTAACAAAGGTGTACACCAAGACTACGAAGTAGTTCTGGGTATATTTAGTCCTGCAAGATATAACATAGCAGTTCATAATGGCTATGATGTATCTCTATTAGGTAACAAATACCGCTCTCTTAAATTCCTTAAAGACCGCTACTATGGCTTAGAAAATTCAAGCGTAGGACTTTACTTTAATGGAGCTAACGGAAAGTTTGACGAGTTACCAAAGCCTGAAGAGATGAATAATCCTGTAGGCAATCATTATGAAAGATATTTAAAAATGTAAAATTGTAAAATTGTAAAATTGTTAAAATCAATGAATAAAAAAGAAGAGTTTAGTCCAGAATTAGTCCAAGTACTCACCCATATGTGTAGTATGATTGGAGAAAATTACGAGGAAGTAGATTTTAATTCTCCTACTTGGTATTGGGAACACACTTGGACAATGGAGAAGGAAGAAGAATTTATAGATTGGCTAGCTAAATTACTTTATGACAACAGTAAAGTAAGAAAAGCAATCTTAAGTTTCCCTTCTAAAGATAAAAAGCGTTGCCAAGCAGGAGCAAGATTCTTTGCTTCTATGTACGGATGGAAAATAATAACTGAAGATTTAGATAAATTACTAGAGACAAAATAAACAAAACAAATTAACTATATGTCAAGCAAACTAATCGCTATCGTAGGTCCCTCAGGTACTGGTAAATCCACATCTGTAAGGACTCTAGACCCAAAAGAAACATTTATTATTAATGTAGCAAGGAAAGAATTGCCTTTCAAAGGAGCAGAAAAACTTTACAATCTCGAATCTAAGAATTACATGGAGGTAGATGACATCAATCAAATCACCGCATTGTTACAACAAATTAGCGAGAAAGCTCCTCACATCAAAAACATCATCATGGATGATGCTATCTACTCTATGTCTTTCCTTATGATGAAGAAAGCCAATGAGATCGGTTTTGGTAAGTTTGTTACCCTTGCAAAAGATGTAACTAATATGCTTACTAGTGCTCGTAAGCTTCGTAATGACCTTAAAGTATTTTACATCACCCACTCAGAGAACATTGAAGATGATGGACATATCGTAGGTCAGAAAATTAAGACAATAGGCAAAGCATTGGATAACCAAATCGTACTAGAAGGATTGTTTACTATCTGTCTTTATACTCACGTAGGTGAAGATAAAGATGAGAAAGCAACTTATCACTTTGTAACTAATCGTTTTAGAAACTACCCTGCTAAAAGTCCTATGGATATGTTTGCAGAAACTCTTATCCCTAACGACTTGCAAACAGTATGTGATACAATAGATAGTTATTATGCAGAAGAAGTACCAGTACCCGTAAAAAGTAAAAAATAAAACAAAACAAAACAAAACAAAATTAAATTATGAAATTCGATCAATTAGAAACCAGAGAGCCTGGAGCAGGCAAAAAATTGTACACAGGATTTGCTCCTGTTCAAGTTGTAAGTGTTAATCCTACAGCTAAAGAACTTGCAAAAATCCTAGGTATTGAAGAGGACAAAGTTAAAGAACCTACTTATGAGTCAGAGAATGGAATGCGTCTTGACTTTTGGTATGTAAATCATCCAGACTTTAAAACAGATTTGCGTGGTAAGTTTACTTTGTGGGTAAACAATGACACCCGTATGTCTCAAGCAGGCAAGAAACAATTCATTGACAACTACACTAAGACTTCGTGGGCTGAGAACCTTGCTACTTTAAGTGAGTATCAAGCATCTATTGACCCTTCTCGTAGATTAGATATGAAGAGTGTACGTGAAGCTAAGGGCGGTGAAGAAACAGTTTATTCTTTACTTAAGGCTTATGGTAACATCTCTCCTAAAGAAAAGCCTTTTGTTCTTGACAACTGGGCTTCTATTGCTAAAGGTAAAGGCAATGAGTTAGTAGACTTCTTTGCTCACTTCAATAAAGCCAACATGGGTGTTAAAGTTCTTTTAGGAATTAAAGACGAAAAATATCAAGACGTATGCACTAAAGTATTTGTTAACGTACAAGGTAAAATTACTGAGTATGTATCTAAGCAAATCACTGGTGAGTATGGCTTTAAGAGTTTCTACGGAAGTTTTACTTTCAAAGAATACACTGAGAATAATGCTCCTGACGCAAATGAAACTGAAACTCCTTTCAAAGAGTCAGAACCTATGATGAGTTGGGATACTAGTGAAGTAGCAACTAGTCCTGTTAGCACAGATATCAACGATATCTTCTAAAATTAAAAGTAATCTATTCTCTTTTTTAGAAAAGGGGTTACTTTTGTGACCCCTTTTTTATTGAAGGAGGGTTAAAAACAACACTTATGGATCTCTCAAGCATTGAAATAAGACCTAATGTAAAGACGTTATACGCTTTACTAGGGCAAGAAAACCTAATGTCTTTTTACTTCGGTGAGAAAATAGACTTGAGAAAGAAATATAAGAATCCATTCAGATCTGATAAGCATGCTACCTGTTTCTTTAAGTGGAGTCAAGGAGGTAATCTGTATTTTGTAGATTATGCTACGGAGAAAGTACACTACAATGCAATTGACATAGCTCAAATGAGTACTAGCTACGAGTATCCAGACATTCTATATAAAATAGAATCAGATTTCCAACTTAAGAACTTTAGTTTAGAAGATAGACTTAGACTAGAGATGGAAGTATCCACTCTTAAAAGTGCTAAGCCAGCAGAGGTAAAGCCTGCATCCATCAAAGTTACAGTTACAAAATTTACACAGAAAGACTTAGAGTACTGGCTTCAATTCGGAGTAACAGAAAAGATTCTTAAGTTCTATGATGTAAGGAAAGTAGACAAAGCTTGGATAGCAGATAACATCTGGTACATTAGTAATACGTTTGACCCCTGTTATCGGTATAAGGAAAAAGATAAGTTTAAACTTTATCGTCCCTATGCAGAAAAGAAAGTTAAATTTAGAACTAATTTCTTTGGAGGTATGCTAGAGGGTTATACTCAGCTACCACACAAAGGAACTATTCTAATCATTACTAAAGGCACTAAAGATGTTATGACCTTACACTCTATTGGAGTGAATGCTGTTGCTGTTAGAAGCGAAACTACACCTATATCAGAGAATGCTTACGAGTTACTTAAAGCAAGATTTGATAATATGTATGTATGGTTTGACGCTGATAGAGCAGGAGAAGAAGGAGCAAAGAAGATTTCAGAGACGTATGGCATTCCTGTACTATACCACCACGGGAGTTTAGGAAAAGACATAAGTGATATTTACAAAAACCACGGAAGAGAAAAATTAATAAAGATATGCCAAGAATTAAGGATATTATAAACGAAGCTTTAGAAATTGCTTTTGACAAGTTAGAAGTAGAAGCACTAGTACGATATAATATTATGTTGTTAGTTTTAAAGAAAACTAAAAACAAACAGTATTATAGTAAAGTAATAAATGACATTAATCCAGAAGAGCTAAGATTAAAACGCAAGTTGGCAATGATAAAAGCACACGAACTTAAAGTAAATTTAGATAAGTTTTCAGAGTTTGAGTTGGGAGTCATGCATATTGTTTGTGATATAAACGCAATGACTGTAAAGGATTTTACAATAAATAGCCGTAAACGTGAGCTAACAGAAGCAAGATTTCATTTTGCAGCTGTACTTTTAATACACTTTAACTACACTTACAAGAAGGTAGGTACTTTGTTAGGAAGAGATCACTCTACGATTATACATTCTATGAAACAACATTTAAACTTTTCTAGTTCTATTAAAAGTTACAAAACAAGATACAATCAAATCATAAACATGATGGAAGAAACGTATCCAGGACTTATGAGTACTACTCTTAATCCTAATATTATTGTTAGAAGGACTCCGCTCAAAAGAAGTAAGCTAATCAATAAAGATGCAAAAACTAATTGATATTCCAGACGATTGGTATCATCACTTAAAAGACACAATAGAAAGTCCTTACTTTAATACCTTAGGAAGATTCATTGCTAATGAGAGAAAAACTAAAACTATCTTTCCTTACAAGGATGAAGTCTTTAAGGCTTTTAATTTAACTCCTTTTCAGAAAGTAAGAGTTGTTATCTTAGGAATGGATCCTTATCCAGGTAGAAATGTAGGGGAACCTATTGCTCACGGATTAGCTTTCTCTCCTAGAAAGAAAACTTATGTGACTCCGTCTTTAAGAATGATCTACAAACGAATCAAAGAAGACATTTATCCTGATGAACTAAGCTTCCCCACTGATATGAATATAGAATCATGGGCTAAGCAAGGAGTTCTTATGCTAAATGCTGCTTTGACTATCGAAGAAGGTAAGTCAGGTTCTCACTTAGAGCCTTGGAAACAGTTTACAGAAGCTGTATTCAAAACACTAAACGAGAATACTGCAGGACTTATTTTCTGTTTCTGGGGAAAGGACGCTTTAAAGTTTGCTCCCCTAATTAACGATGATGTACACCACGTACTAGTAGCATCACATCCTGTTTCTGCCGTATACAAAGGTGGAGATTGGGAGTGTGATCACTTTAAAAGAATTAACCAAATACTCATGGCCAGTAATCCAGACGATATAGACTGGCTAGAAAACTTAAAATAGATTAAAATAAAACAAAGAAAATGA